GCACGAACCCCAATCAATCCCCCGAAGAAGTGTCTCTTCTATTGTTCTAGTCCAGCCCATCTCTTACCAGCCTCCAACGCCGAGGGCATTTACAAAACACCAGGGATCGCCCCGACACCAGCGCCGCCACCTCCGCCACCACCAAGCAGTATCCCGGCCAGTTGCATCATAAGCCGGACATTCTTGCCCTTCTTCTGGTTATGCATGCCCTCCCTTTGCAGATCGCTTTGCCGCTGCTGGGCGAAAATCCCCGGGATGGGGTTGTTGGGGTCAGGCTGGGCGAATCCGCCGAACATTGCTGGCATGGGGCTATCCTTTCCTGCCGTCGTGGGTCATATCGAGTACTTCGCCCGGATGCGCTTGGCCTGCTGCTTGGTCTGGGGAACAAGCCCGGCCAGGCTGATGGGCTGGCGCTGGGTCTCGGTGAAGATCTGCGAAAGGAGCTGATCCATCGCCCCCCGCTGCATCTCCTCGCGCCCGGTGATCTCCGAGAGCTGCGACAGCGCCATCCGCTGCGCCTCGTCGTTGGCGAGCCGCGCTTGGGTCTGGAAGTCCGTCGATTGGCGCTGGATGTCTCCCGCCGTGTCCCGCTGGAGACGCGCAAGCTGACTCGCAAGGAGCCCACCACCAAGCCCCCGGCGAGCCAATTCCTCCGTCGCTCCGCGCTGTGACTCCTCGAGCCCAACTGCGCCTCGGTTGCGGATCGTGCCCAGCGTCTGCTCGATCAGCCCCTGGTCGAACGGCCCGCCGCCCGCCTGGGAGCGCTCCAGGGCGAGGTTCCTCGCGGCCATGGCCGCCGGGTCGCTGCCGATGGCCGCGCGACCACGCACAAGCTCCCCATAGCCGAACTCCCGATCGCGCTCGGCCTGAAGGAGCTGCTCGAAGTTGAGACCAGCCTCGAAGAGCGGGATGTCGCTCGTTCGTAGCGGTCGCTGCGGGCTCGTCGGGAGGATGCTCGCCAGCGGACCAGCCAGGAGCCTTTGGCGTTCGTAGGCTGCCACGTCGCGCGGATCGAGTGGGGGCGAGCCCAAGACGGGGGGTGCCTGCCGTGGCTGGAAGAAGGTAGGAAGGGCGCTCGGATACGGTCCGGGGGTGGTCCCGGTCTGCGTCTGCGTCGTGGCCGTCCCACCCGTCGCCGCAGGTGGAGGGGCGAGCGACGAGTAGGTCGAGGGCTGGGCCTGCGGCAACTGCGGCAGGCCGGGGGCCGCGGGCGCGTAGGAGACTCTCCTACCTATTGGATTCTGGACTGCGACTGCCATGCTTGAGCCTCTTCACTTCCAGCTCGAGTGCCTCGAGCCGTTCCAGAAGGAATTGTACCCCCATCAACGCCGCCCCGCCCAAGTCATAATCCCCCATGCCATCGGTGCTGAACTCGCGCTCGAAGTCCTCGCTGCAGGGGCCGATGTGCCGCGAGCCATCGCGGCGCGAGCGCCAGGTCCACGTCCGCACGCGGCGGAGGGCCTTGAAGAACCACGCGGCCATGGGCCGGCGGCGGTCGCGCTTCCCTCGGATCGAGCAGGCGGGCGTCCATACACCGGCGTTGGAGAGATGCGCCCCGTTGACGACGCTCCCCGCCGTGGTGCGAAGATACTTGCCCGTGTATTCGGTGTCGGCCTCGAGGACAAACGGGGGGTTGGTCGCCGACTGCCCGGCCGAGGTGAGGGTCTTCCGCACGCGAAGACCCATGCCCGTCCCCTTCTGCTCAATGTCCACCGTCGCGGGCTTGTTCCCCGTGCCGCCGTCGTCGCTCTTGAACTCTATCGCGCCGAGCTGGGCATCGGCTATCGTGTCCCGCTCGATCTTGCATGCCTGGCGGTCTCCGGTGACGAGGAGGTCGAGCGCGTGGTCCAGGACGCTGTCCGAGTCGTTCTGGATGACGATGCGCTCCGCCGCCGTCTCCCCGCGGAGCACGCGGTTGAGAACGTCGAGTTGCCCATCGCGGAAGGTCTTGCCCAGCGCCGCGGCAACGCTCTTGGCGTCGATCGTGTCCTTCCCCACCTTGAAGTTCTGGAGCAGGTGGTAGAGTCGATCCACCTCGTACTGCGCCGCTGGATCCTTGAGCCGCAGCGCCGCGCCGATGGGCGCTCTGGTTGGGGGCATCAGGCCCTACCCGCCAGGTCCGCCTCGAGCGTCATCGAGGTCACCTCCCATGGCGTCTGGGTGTTGGAGTAGAGCTCCAGCCGGATCTCCCGGCTGGAGCGTGAGACCCGATTGCGAAACAGCGGGTCGGTATGGTCGTGGTTGGCGATGAGGGTCGGCGCCGCCTCGTCGTCGAGATAGCGCCGGACGGCAACCGTGCTCGCCGAGCCCTGCTTGGTCGCCTCGACAGTCACCTCACCCCAGCGCTTGAAGCGCTCCTGGATCCCTCCGTTCTGCCTACCCGTGCGCCAGAAGGCCTCGATGTTCCCCGCGTTGTCCGAGTTCCCGGCGTAGCGCCCGACGCGTCCGCTCCGGAAGCCGATGAAGACATCGCGCTGCTGCGTGGTGGCGTCGGTCAGGAGGGCGAGGCTGGTCACCTCCTCACCGGCAAAGGCCCACGGACACCAGCTCGGGGTCTCGGCGCGGACGGAGTTCCGATAGCTGAAGGCGTAAGCCTTGTTGTTGACCATGCTCCCGTTGCCGGCGAAGCTCCACCAGATGATCCCGTTCTGGAAGTCGTGGACGCCGACAACGCCGGTGTCCTTGGAGAAGTTACGGGTGGCCAGGTCCGGGCGGATCTTGTCGGACATCTCGACCGGCCTGGAGCCGTCGAAGGCGTAGAAGCCGCGCTCGGCGATCCAGTAGAGAACCTCATCGTGCTCGACGATGGAGAACTGCGAGCGACAGCCGACACCCGACCAGATCTTGCGAGGGTAGAACGTGCTCTGCGAGTTCCCGCTGAGCGTCCAGATCGAGCGCTCCTTGTTGACGACGAGGAGCCCCTGCCAAGCGTGCAAGGCCGTGATGTTGTCGGTGTCCCCCTCCGAGCCGATGGTGATGAAGTCGTCCACCTCCCAGAAGCGATCGGCGCGGGTGAAGTAGAGCGTGGTGTCGCCCGCGGTGAGGAAGAGGACCCCGCCCTGGAAGGCCATGTACTTAAAGGCGGGGAGGGCGTCGGTGAACGAAAGCGGCGCGATCTCAGTGTCCGATACATCGTTGTCGCGCTTGGTGTCGTCGTAGGTTGTGGTCACGTTGTCGGCGAGCGTCGTGACCAGGCTCCATTCCGACTCCGAGGCAGAGACCTTGCGGCGATAGATCCGCCTGGCCGTGACCCGCCCATCGCCAGAGGTCGGGATCGAGGAGAGGCGGATGTTCTGGCTCGTGATCTCCAGAGCGGCCGAGGCGTCGGATGCTGGCGACTCCTGGCCCCAGGTCGCCGAGTAGAAGGTGATCTTGTAGTCGTAGGTCCCGCGGAGAACCCCGCTCCCAGCGATGGCGGCGAGTGTCGGAAGTGACCCGGGCCGGGGGATCTGCGCCGGATGGACTCCCGAGCCGTCGGTCACCTTGAAGACCGCTCCATCGCAGAAGTAGGCCTTGTCGTTGACGACCGCGACGCTCAAGTGATTGGTGGCGTGAAGCCCCGTGGCGATCTCCACCACCACTCCGGTCCCGGCGTTCACCGCCTGGAGCGTCCCCCCCGCCTTGATGAGGCGATAGAGCGTCCCGTCCAGCCGTTTGTACTCGGCGATCCCGAGGATGGCGCCCTTGGCCGTGAAGTCATACTGCTGGGTCCAGCCGTTGCGCTTCTTGGGTGTTCCCTTGTCGAGGACCAAGTTGAGCGCATCCTCCGCCTCCATCGGGTCGATCTCCGATGGGTCGAGGTTCTTGTTGACGCCGATGAATGGTTGATCGAAGCGGATCGGTGGCATTAGTCGGGGATGTAGTGGACCCGCCGCGGCTGATGGCGCTGGCGGTTCTCGATGTAGGCCGTGAGCCGCGCCAGGCCAGCATCGTAGAGCGCGTTGAGGTCGGCGGAGAAGTTGGCCTCGTCCGCCCCCTGGGCTAGCTTCGCTGCGTGGAGCGCGATGAGCCCCCGGTACTCGTTGGGGATCTCCGAGAAGTCTCCGTCCGCCACGAGGTCGGGGATGGCATACGTGTACCACAGACGGAGCGTGTAGCTGCTGGTCGGGTCGATCACGCCGAGCTTGTTCCCACGCACGTAGAAGCGCGGGGAATCGCCGGTCTCGATGTCGCCGATCCACTCCGTTGCGTAGGCGTCACGGTGGCGCGAGCGGAAGTCCACGTAGATCGCCGGGATGGCGTTGCCTCCGGACACCTGGCGCTCGACCTGGATCACCTTCAGCAAGTCGTCAGGCAGCGTGAACTCGAGGGCATCGGTCGTGGTGAGGACCGTGTACGCGACGGCCTTGGAGAAGAAGTGCTCATCGGCCGCGTCAACGATCTTCTGGATCTCGCGCTGGCCCTCGTTGAGGAGCAGGAGCAGCCTGGCGTCGGAGAAGCGATCTGCGCCGAGGTCGTCGAGGTGCTCGCGGAGAAGGCTTCGGAGATTGGCGAGCGTCAGCCCTGCGGCCATGGATCATCCTCCTATTGGCGTGCCGCCCACTGGAGCGGGCACGGCATCCTGTATCGGGGTACCCGCCGTGGAGCCGGGAACCGCGTCCTGTATCGGGGTCCCCGTCGTGGGGCTCGGAACCGCCTTCTGTATCGGGTCGCCAACGGAGATG